GTTGTCCTCTTCAAACTTTTCGTCAGCCTTGTCGGCCATGAGACGCTGCAAGGTGGACATCTGTTCCGTGATGTCGGTGATCTTCTCGACGTCCTCAGGGCGCTTCTCCATTACGCGGTGATAGCCTAGCTTCAAAAAGCCGATGCCGTTCACGCACACACGACGAACAAGCTGCTTCATTTGACCCTTGAAGGAGGGGAACTGTTCGCCGATCTGGTGGTGAGCCACGATCTCCATGGTCTTGGCCACGCGATCAAGCATACGCCGGCGCTCAAAGCCTTGCTGAGCGTCCTGCATGGTCTGAACGATCACCGGATCGACAGGCTGACCAACGGCCACGGCCTGTTGCATCGCACCCTGTGCGTTCATGAATGCAGCCATGTCACCTTCCCAGAGCTGGAAGTCCATCGTTTGACGGCGCTTGGCGACGAACTTGGGGTTCTTTGCGTACAGAGCAGAAACGCGCTGGCGAACGTGAGACTGGACAATGTTTGCCACGTAACGGTCGTCGGTTTCCGAGGAAGACCACTGCTTGCCCATGTAGAAGTCTACGTCTTCCTTCATGCGATCCAGAGAACGCTTGCGGTGTTTCTTCGCGCGCGCGACCTTGTCCTGGAGGGATTTGACAAGCGCCCCGCGTGAAGCCTCAGGCTTTTCCGCTTCGCGGATCATGCTGGACTTGGCGGGCACGACGGGCTCGGCTGGCTGTTGAAAGTCGTTTTCCATTTGATCTATTTGTGTTTAGAACCCTCCCATCTGCAAGAGATTGCGCCTGGTCTCCTCCCACTTGGTGGACATCTTCACCCAGGCCAACGTGCCGGGCTTCGGCCCGTCGGATATTACTTCGGGTGGCCGAGAGGCTCCATGAAGAGACGAAAGAAGCAAGCCGGCCAACCCCATGGCGTCGACAAAGTCGTCGTGTCGTGCAGAAGGGAACTTGAGCAGCTCCTGCTCTGCCTCACCCCACCAGCCGGCAAACTTAGGGAAGAAGACCTTACCCATGGCCATACGTCCGCGGATCGCCTGTGCACGCGTTTGCTTGTCTTTAACCGGCGTGATCTCGTCTACCATCGTCCAGACCTGGCGTTCCTGCTGTACCTTGCGCAAGAAAGGTCCAATCGACTGGGAGATGTGCCCCCGCTCGGCACCCCACTTGGCCGGGTTTCGCCTGACCATCAGGTCGATCATGCCGTCCACCACCTGGTCTGTCGCTGCCCGTCTCCACCATACGTCAGGCAGGATCCAGACGTTGTCTTTCTCGTCTACCCCGAAAGGCATCAATACCGTTTTGTCGGCCGTTTGAGCTGTGGACACAGCATGGTCGGAGACGCAGTAGATCCTAAGGTTCTCAGGTAATTCGTGGGGTTGGTAGCCCTTTAGCCACTCGCGCTTGAAGTAGTCGCCGTCCTCTGGCGTGGGCTGACCCTGGTACAAAGCCGAGAAACCTTTCGGGTCCTGTACCCTGGCCTCGTTCAGGAAGTCTAGGCCAAAACGCTCAGGCCAAAGGGCGTCACCGGGCTTACGACCCATCGGGTCGTTATCCACTGCAATGGCCGGCAAAGACAACACTCGCCACTTGGAGGCGAGCTCCTCGCGGTAGCATGGGTTGCGGAAGTCGGTCAGCCGGCCAATCAGGTCGTCCTCGTGCCATCGGGTCATGATGATCACCACGCGGCCCCCAGGCATAAGGCGAGAGAAGGCCTCTTGGGTAAACCAACTCCAAAGCTTTTCTCTGGCCGACTGAGAGTCAGCTTCCTCGCGGCCCTTGACCGGGTCATCAATGATCAGGAGATCTGCGCCCTTGCCGGTCAGGCCGCCTCCTACGCCTACGAACTGGCCTAGCCCACCTTCCTCGGTCTCGATGCGATTAGCCGAAGCCGAGCCCTGGCGAAGCTTGCACAAGGGAAAGATCTGCTGGTAAGCCGGCAACCTCATGACCTCTCGCACATTACGGCCAAAGCTCTCGGCGAGCTCAGCGTTGTACGTTGCAAACAGGACCTGGCGATATGGATCGCGCCCCAGAAACCAGGCCGGGAAGCGTCGAGAGGCCAGCTCTGACTTGCCGTGACGAGGTGGCATCGAGATGATCAGGCGCTGCCACGTGCCCTTCTCGACCTCCTCAAGTGCGGCCGCGATGGTCTCGTGGTGGCGCACCGGCTCGTAACGCGAACGCGTCGGATCGTCCGGATCCTCCGGGTGTGGCATCGTCACAGACGTAAAAGAGATCAAGGAGTCCTTGGCCTTCTTTACAGCGAGCAGCCGCCTGGCTGCCACCATCAAACGATCTTGCTCGGCGTTGGGTGCCTTCTTTGCCATTAAGACAAGTTTAGTTCGGCAATCTTGGCGTCTACCTTTGTCTTCAAAGCTTCCTCGGTTTCCGCGAACAGCACCAGAATACCAGAAGCGTGGTAAGCTTGGTTGGCCTTAACCGGAAAGACCGGAGAGGCAGTCTTGCTGCCTTTGGCAATAAGGGCTGCGAAACCGTCTTGCTCGTATCGATTGGAGATAGTTGTGTTCATTAGTAAGTGTATGTGACGAGCGGTATGGTTGCCTCACTTGTACCGTCAAATAGGAATATGGTTATCACATCACTAGATACAGGAGTTGTAACCAGCGTACCGCCGGCTGATGTGTTGCCATTATACGCACCCGTGGTGGAGCTGTCGTAGACACCGTTAATGTATAATTTAAAGGTTACGCCTGGGGCGTTAAGTTTGTTATAGAACCAGCCACCGCTATTGTTTATGAAGCCGTAATAAGCGTACCATGTACCGCTACTTTCGTAATAACTAGCCGACGTTGCTGTCATCGTGACGATATCTAGGTAGTTCATTGCTCCGCTCGCGCCGTTTGCACCAGCAGGTCCAGTCAAGGTTGCCGTACTCTGGGTTGTGCCGTCCGGGAAAACCAACCCGCCGCCATTGGTAGCGAGGTTAAACTTGCCGTCGTAGGGCGTGAACTTGTGCAGATAATGGGTGCCAGCGCCGGTATCATTGTAAGAGTCAATGACAAGGTCGGTATTTAAAGTGTTGTTGATCTGCGTGACAACAACAGCACCAGTCAATGTGCCTCCAGCAAGTGGTAGATAAGAACCACCACCACCACCACTAACGGCAGTCCAAGTCCCGTTGTATCTGGCGTATTGAATACTGTTACTTGGTGCATCTGAAATAAAACCAGATGGATTGGTCTGGAGGTAATAGGTCGATGCAGCCAGGGAAGCCGTTAAGTACGCTTGGTTCTTAACGAAAGCCGTGGTGGCAATACTGGTGTCGTTGTCAGACGTTGCAGGCGTCACACATCGCGCGTCTCCCGTGAAGACCGGAGAAGCCAACGGTGCTTTGAGAATATCTACGGCCGTAACAAAAGCCGTAGTCGCAATCGCTGTCGTTGAGTTTCCAGCCGTTTGAGTAACGGCAATTGTGCCAGTCGGTAGGGTAGGCGTTCCGGTAAAGGTTGGGGAAGCTTTTGTGGCGTAAGCCGATAGATCAATACTGACAGTTTGCGTCCCAGAATTGTACGCCAATGGAGACGTGGCAGCAATGACGCCAGTCGCTCCGGTCGCTCCCGCAGCACCGGCAGCCCCAGCAGCACCGGCAGGGATGGTGAAATTAAGCAGATAACTTGGTGCCGTACCGGTACGCGTCACCACGGCCTGCGATCCGGCAGCTCCCGTGCTGACCGTACCTACCGAGAGATTGAACGCGCTGTAGTAGTTGTACGCTGAAGTCGCAGACGAGGCAGCAGAAGACGCAGAAGCCGTGGCAGATACGGCAGAAGCCGTGGCGCTGATGGCTGAACTGGAAGCCGAAGAAGACGCGGACTGTGCCGCAGACTGTGCGTTCAATGCACCTACCTTTGACGTCTCCGCTTGCACGGAATAAGCGTTCGCCTGGCTTGCCTCATAGGACGCCTGGCTAGCCGAGGATATACACCCGGACAGGGAGAAGCTGGCTGCGGCAGCCGAAGAGGCAGCGTTGTCGCTGTGGGTGAATGCGTCGTTGGCGTGAGACAGGGCCGTATTCTTATGAACGAAGGCGGTGTTAGCCGAGTTGGTCGCAGACAGGGCTGACGCCTGCGCGCTGTTCTTCCAGCCTTCGGCCGTGGTTGCAGACGACGCGGCAGCAGCCGCGTTAACAGACACCGCCGACGCGGTAGCCGCAAACGTCGCTCCGGCTGCGTTGACGGCAGCTACCTGCGTAGATCCTGCCGTGTTTACGGCCGTTACCTGGGTCGTGCCGGCGCTGTTGATGCTGTTGATGATGCTGACAGACAGGATCGGACCGATAGCCGCAGCAATCGTGGTGAAGTTCAAGCCGGAGTTACGCACCTTGCCGTCGTCTGCCTGTACCTCGTTGAGCCGGCTGATGGTGTAGTTCAGAACCGCCAGGACGTTGTTCAGCTCCAGGTCGATTTTCTGCCCCTGGTGTGGGGTAGTGGGGTTATTAGTGCTGAAGTCCGTGAAGGACCACGACCTTGCGAAAGGGGTGGGAGGTTGACTCATATATCCTTTCTGTACTTATTACGCGTTTGCGCAAGAGAACGAAATGTAGGGAAAACTTTTTCAGACCGCAGATTTTTCCGAGCGGGGGGAGATGATAAAGAGCTCGCGCTCGCGAGGGGGTACCGGGGGGTGGCAGGATCGGCGTCGCGCCCGCGATAATCGCGCGGATCAGGCGCGATCTAACCGCGCGGGTAGGGCGCGATACAACCGCGCGCACGCGGTTAAGGACCGATCGCCTTGGGAGGGCAGTAACGGGCCAAGCCGATCAACGACTTACGCATCGACCCGGTGCCGATCTGCGTGCCTCGCCCTCTAACGCGCACGCGCGATTAGATCCGCGCGAGCATGGGCGCGGTTAAGCCGGGCTGTCGACCGGCCCGCCG